CGCTAACTTTTGCTGAATTTGCATCTTTTTGAACTCTTGACCAGCTTGTCTAGCCGCAAGTACATCAGGATGGTTATCAACTGTTCTACGAACCGCCGCCTGTGGATTCTCAAAAAAATCTACTTCAGGTTCTTCCTCTTTAATAGGTTGAGGTTTACCAGCAAGGTTTTGCTTAATGAGTTCGTCTGCTAATTTGCGTACTTCACCAACCTCTTGAGCCTGTTTACCAATTAACTTCTCAGCTTCTTGGTGCATTTTGATGATGTCTGACAACTCTTTACCCCGATACTTGTCGGGAATGTCATTACTCATCGGCTCAACAGTTGTTTCAAGTTTTTGCTTTTCAACAACTTCTAACTCACCTAACATCTCATCTGGGTTATCTATCAACATATTTTTCCTTTTTCCTGCCACTTTTGGGTTCTAGGATGACACAACGGCATAAATGCTTATGTTGCGGTTTTACGCTCTTGCACCAACTTATCACGATGTTTCTTGTCAAATTTCATCCATGAAGATGGAAAATGACCCGACCAACCTTCCAAGTTAATGCTTGGAGCAGAGATTGTGCGATTGGCTGAACCACCGCACTCACACTGAGTTTCCTGCGCCTCATAATCACAGTACCTCTCAATTCTGTGTCCACTTTCGCAGACAAATTCATACATTCTTTTCATTCAATTCCTCGTAGGCTCGTTCACTGACCTCTTTCAAGGTTTTCAGCCAAGTCAAGATGGAAAGTTCACCTTTTTTGAACATTAAGGTCTTTTCATCAGGAATAACGCTTAGATTATTGAGTGACTCTATCATATTGTCAATATCTATGCACAAATCCTTCCAACCCTCCATTCCCATCATGGAAAATCGTTCTTCGTAATATTTTTGCAGTTCAGGTGTCATTTTGAGTAGGATTTTAGTTTTCTGGGTTTGGGTCGTAGAAAGAGCCATCTTCTGCTTGCATACATCCTCTTCCAACCCAAACTTCATCGGCAACGACAACATAAGTAAAGCCATCAGGGGCTGGAGATGAAGCCTCTCCAACTCCAACATTTACCACAATTCCATCAGAATTCATAATGACTGTTTTCATTAGTAATACTCCGTGATTCTGATAACACCTTGGAAACCATCTGCACCAGCATAGTTTGATGTTGTTCCATCTACGCCGCCGCCACCACCACCACAACCATACCTAGTGCCAGCACTGCCTGCCGCATTTGAACCGCCAGCCCCACCACCACCTTGACCAAAGAAAGAACCACCACCATAACCACCATAATATTGAGCAAAATTTCCTCGTGTGCGAGCGCCGCCTCTTTGACCACCAATTACAATGTCGCCTCCAGAGCCATCACCACCAGCTACTTGGTTATAGTGGGCATTAGATGCAGATGCTGTGTGTCCACCACCAGCAGTACCGCCATCAGCAGTTAGTGTAATAGTGCCATCTGTAAATGTTGTTGCATTACCACTTGCTCCATTATTTGCGCCAGCCGCACCGCCTGTACCACCAGCACCAACTGTATATGTATAACTAGCAGATGGGCTTGTAATCAACTTAGCAACATATCCACCACCACCCCCGCCGCCAGCACCAGCGCCAGTGCCAGCACCTTGACCATCAACGCCGCCACCACCAGCGCCTCCACCTATGCACTCAACATAGATTGCACGAACATTTGCTGGAGTTGTGTAAGTTGCCGCTGTTCCAGAGGTTAAATAGGTAATGCCTTTCAAGTGGTATGCAGTTACGTTTGTAACAGCAGTTACACGACCATAAGTGTCAACTGTAAAAATTCCCGATGTATAACTACCAGCCGTTACTCCACTGGTTGCCAAAGCAACAGTTCCACTTGTTGTAATAGTTCCACCAGTTAAGCCAGTACCAGCAGTAATTGATGTGACAGTACCTGAATACTGGTCATTAGATGTAATGGTGAAACTTGGGTAAGTGCCACTAATTGAGGTAGTACCAGCCCCAGTTAAGGAAACAGTTTGATCAGGTGCTGTATTAGTAATATTTAATGTGCCAGTTGATGTAATAGGGCTACCAGTAATACTAATACCTGTACCCGCTGTAGCCGCAACTGATGTTACAGTCCCTGTAGTTGGGGTAGTCCAAGTTGGTGTAGCGCCTGTTCCAGCAGAAGTAAGAACCTGACCAGCAGTTCCTTGACTACCATCAAAACTTGTTATTCCAGTTACGCTTAAATCAATAAAACTACCATTCTTAGGTGTTATTGCACCTATAGTCATGTTGTCTATTTTACCAACATAAGTCGGAGCAATCTCAATTGAATTAACGCCTGTAGGCTTTATGTGGACATGACCTGTACCTGTTGGGCTAATATCAATTTGTGCATTTGTTCCGTTGATATTTGTTGATACATTCAGAGATAAATTGTCTCCACCACCACCGCCCATGCTTAACTGGGTAGTACCAGCAGAATTTTTAAGGCTCAAACCAGCTGAGTTTGTTGCTTGAACAGTTGGAGTTGTAAGGCTTGTAAGAGTTGCAGTTCCACCAGTAATAGCAACAGAACTAGCATTTTGGGTAGACATCGTACCCAAACCGCTAATGTCAGTATTTGATAAGGTAACAGCACCTGTTCTACCAGCAACGCTAGTAACCAAGTTACTTTGGTCAATCTTTTGCCAAACAGTTCCATTAAACAGCAACCAATCACCAATCTGCCAATCAGTGATGCCGTCTAAGTTGGTAGAGCCAGCAGTTGCAACAATGTAATAAACGCCGTTTGTTCCAACACCGCTAGTAAGAGTTGGAGTATTGGTAGAAGCATTCCAAGTGCCTAGATAACTCAAACTTCCAGCAATAGTACCCCATGAAAGAGCAGTTCCATTGGTGGTTAGATACTTACCTGAGTTACCTGTTTGGCTAGGAATCAGATTGTTAATCTGAGTCTGTAAGGAAGTTAAAGTATCAAGTACAAACTGAGCAGTACCGCCACCATTAGTAATGACTTTGATGTGTTCAGCAAGATCAGGAGCAACAACCTCTCCAACATTAATCTGAACACCTGTAGACAGAGTAATGATGAGTGAACCATCAAAATCAATATTAGCATTGGTAACAGACACACCATCATTACCATTGATTCCATCAATCCCATCTTGACCACGTTCACCCTTATCGCCTTTTGCTCCATCTCTGCCATTTTTTCCGTCTTTTCCATCTCTACCATCTTTCCCGTTGATACCATCACGACCATCTTTGATAGTAGATACACGCTTCTCTATGGCATTGCCTACATCATCAAAGCGGGAACGAATGTCAGACTCAATCTTCTTGAGTGCTTGGACAACAAGATCAACATTCTCACCAATCTTGCGCTTTTGCACTTCTTTGGCTTGAGTAACAGATTGACGAACAGAATCCAAAACAGCCATCTGCTGTTCAGGAGTCATATTCTTAAGAATTAACTCTTTGGCTAGGCTTTCGACATCCATTATTGAGTACCAGTTTGGGCTGAATTTAACTGTTGGCTAAGTTGGTTCAAGAAGTCTTCTTCCATGCCTGAAATCTTGTTGTTTTTCTCAGCCATCTGTAATTCAACAATCTTAGACTTGTTTTTGATGTCTGCTTCCTTCAACATCAACTCAGCAATCTTAACTCTCTTGTCAAATTCCCTAGAGGCTTGGTCATCTTCATTAGGAAGATTCTTGGTTATTGCCGCCATGTTCTTAGTTTGAACTTCTTGAGGCATCAACTGGGCTTCAACAGACAATTTCGTAGCTTCAGCACGATTTTGCTCTGCTTGAGTCGTATTAACAGCAATCTGAGCCTGTGCAGCCTGAATAGCCAACTGCTGTTGCATCTGCTCCATCTGTTGTGCTTCAGGATTTGGTTGCATCATCTCGTCTAACTTGGCAATCAACTCCATTCTGTTAGACAAACTGCTGTTTCCGACAATCCCTTTAAGCAAAATAGGCAAAACAGGGGTGTTTGCACCCAAAGTCTGCAACAAACCAATGAATTGCTGTTGTTCGTACTCCCTAGCAATGATGCCAAGAGTAGCTGTAGGCACAAAATTCATGTCTACAGAGGGATAACGCTCTGGGTCAAATTGCATATAGCGGAAAGCCGCTTTTTTGATGAATGGAACAAGGAAGTCTTCTTGGAAATTCACCAATGTACGCTTGTATTTCTTGATGATGGAGGCAACAGCCATCGACATACCACCACCATCACGGCTAGATTGGGAAACCATGCCGTTTGAGTCCAGCGTACCAGTAGCCTGAAGCAACATACGCTCAAATTCTTTGGCAGTTGCTAGGTTATTGGGGTCATTCTGACCAAACTTGAACGGGTAAATAATCTCATTTGGGTTGCCATTGGTAAGAATAGCCTTACCAGCCTTGACTTCAAACTTCATGCCACGGGGCAAGCGTGTGGCATCCATAGCAACCATAGGGGCAGTGGTCAAAGCGAGTGAATCCAAGTGAGCCCGAGTCTGAGCATCAATGGCTTTTTGCATATTAAATGCTTTTTCCACTGTACCTCGCCCCAATAAACGATTAGGAACTGTATCGTCTTGGTAAGACATTACAGGTCTATCTTTCATCATGTAGGGGTTTTCTTCAGCCTTGAGCAACAAGCCATCGTTGGCAATCACGACAATGGCTTCAACCATATCGGCGTAGTCTTCTGCTGCTGAATTTTCAGGGAATAACTCAACAATGTCCTTATTTTCTTCCATGTTGTTGAGGTATTCACGGGGAACTAACCCGTAGTATGTCAACAAAAGAACCTTCTCATCTTGGTACTGGCTTACCTCTTGGGTAGGCTCTAAGTCAGTATCTTCATAGGTTGGCGTGATGTCTACCTTGCGGTAGATGCCTTTTTCAATACCAGCTACAACCTTGTGGATTGAGACGTATTTCTCAATAGCCACGCCCATACAGTCATCAATGGAAGTGCCGTTAGGGTCAAACAAGAAGTTCTTGGGGTTGATAGGCATGATCTTCACGCCAATCCTGTCTCTCTCAATTACGCCAATAGCCGCTTGACCTTCTTGATTTGGGATGAGTTGAGTAGACGGGATATATTCTTTTTCAGTCTTGACAATGATCTCGCCAATACCTGTTCCATAGATTTCAGCCATCAACTCTATCTGGTCGATAGATTTTCTGATCTTGTCTTTCTTGAAGTCTTCCATCATTTGAGACTTAATCATCTCAACATCAATGGGGTTGCCGCCAACATCTTGAATGTTGTCTTCAATGTCAAAGAAATCGCCCTGACCAAAGATAGCTTCCATGATCTCAGCATGACGAGTCTCGACTGCTTGCTGAGTAGCAGGAGTTACGATTCGGCTACGCTCAGACTCACGGGTCTTATCTTCAGAAGCCCATTGACCTCGGAAGATGCGCTCGTATTCCAGCCAATCAGGAAGAAAGTTGGTATCTCTGTAGTCACGCCACTTTGTGCAGTGGTCAACAACAAATGCTGTAAGTTCTTTGTCAGCCTCGGTAGGCTCATAAAACTCGTTTTGCTCTAACTTGACTTCTTTGTCTGTTGCCATTTATATCCCCGAAATAATATCTAGAGGCTCCCACTCATCTTCTTGGTCATCAACAAAGTATGAGGTTACAGCCAGTTGGTCAATGTAGGAAAGAGCATCAGGTAGATCATCGTGAACACCTTGGGCGGGGAACATCAAGAGTTGATCTTTGAATTCATCCCAATCCTCCTCAGAGTTCAGCACAATACGCCCATGCTCAAACCTTCCTTGGAGACTCCAGATAATTCTGTCAGTCTTTTTCCTGTTGCCATGCGTTAAGTCAACTATGTGGGAATATACATTATTTTTCCTCATTAGGTCACTCAAATAAGGCAAAACAGCGTTTTTTAACGCACCTCGTTCAATTCCAACACTCAAAGGTCGGTATTCCCGTATTTTCAGCAGAATCGTAGCCGCAGTCTCCCGAATGTCCCAACGCCCAAAAGCAATCTCTTTGACAAACCATTTACCCTCGTCAGTCACTTTAACCACGGCGATTGCAGTCTGATCTAGCCGCTTCTTGGAGTTAGCCGCCTGTCTAGCTACTTCCTCAAATCCAGCCAAGTCAACAGCAATGAAGTAGCTTCCATACTCAGGTTCTTCCCCGTACTTAATCCACTCTTCTTTAAAGACATCTGACCCCGCATTGTCAAAAGATGCCATATACTCTTGCTTGAAGGCGAACGAACTTAGGGTCTTCTTTGCGCTCTCGATTTCGCTAGGGTCGATTAAAGGGTTATCTTTGGTGGTGAAATGCCAACTTTTCCAATCAGGATCAGCGCCTTCTTGCCCTAAGTTATACAAATCAAAGAACCAGTTCCGACCCTTGGGAGTGCCAATAAACATGGCTTTACCCTTCTTGTCTGACAAAGACGCTCGAATAACTTGTTCCCAAGTCTCAGGCTTAATGTCAGCTACCTCATCCAGTACAGCGTAAGTCAATGAGACTCCCCGCAAAGTATCAGGTCTGTCTGAACCCCGAACATATATCTTTGCGCCGTTAATCAAGGTAACTTCCATGTTATTTACATGGCTGCTCTGAATAATCTCCCGCCCAACATCCAACAGTACATCCCACACAATCTGTCTAGCCTGTCCCTGAGTCGGGGCGACATAAAGCACCGCACTACCAGCAGGGCAGCTAAGACCCTCAATCAGTAGCGTAGTAACCGCTAACCTCGACTTACCGCAACGGCGACCAGCCACGACAACCTTGAACCTCGTCTTGTCGGCATATACATCCTGCTGCCAAGGCAGTAGCGCAAAGTTAAGGTCAGCCATTCTTAGCCTCTATGTCTTCTATATCACTTGGCTCAATTGTCGTTGTCGTAGCGGTTGGTGCGCCTATGCCCGTAATGTTGATATGGATTGCACTACGCTGAGACTTGTCCTTCTCAAACATGGAAACAGGCAAGGTGCGGTCTACACACATTTTGATAGCAGCCATCTGTGCAGGGTGGTTGTCGTTCAACGCAATGGAAATCATCTTCTCAACAACATCCTTACCACTCGACCTGATAAGCATATCCTTCAAGTCTTTAATTCTTTGATTATCGGTTTTGGGAAGTGCCAAGTCAGGATTCCTTGCGTACTCCTGTATCTGACGCTTTAAGCCAAATACACCCTTGGGTCTGCCAGCCTTCTTCTTGGTTGGCTCTGCTTCATCTTGGATGCTGTCCATCTGTTCTATCTTCACGATTGTCCTTGTCGTTGTGGGCGTGATAGGGGTGGACTATAGCAAATTGAGAGTTGATAGTCTTCTTTTTTTTCAGATGGGGAAGTGGGGGATTGGCTTTTTTCCTATTTTCGTTTTTTCAGGGGGTCGGATGCCCCCACAACTTTGACCGACCGACCGACCCCCCTCCCCCCTGTCTAAAAATCGCCGAGTTATCCACAGGCAACTGTGGATTCTGTGGATAACTTCTGTAAGTTGTTGATTTTGCTAGACATTTTTTCTATGCTTACAGATCGCTTACAAAATCGGTTTTATACAACATCCATTATGTTAACTTTAAATATCTGAAAGTAGTACACGCCTATGCAATCTGTGACTGGAAATGAAACCAGATCGGCAAATTGTGGATAACTTACCCTCCGATCTGTGGATAACCTGTGGACAACTGGGCATTCCGCATTCTGAAAAAGATTTTTGGGCGGTGGAGAAGTGCGAAAGAGGCGGTGGGTGCTTTATCGGTGGACTGTCATCGCAATGCGGTTTGGATGACATTTCAAATTCTTAATAAAACTACGCTAATCTTTAGCCCATCAATGCCGCTAGAACGCATTAAAACCGCCCGTAAAGGAGATGTAACTAGCTATCCTCATCAACCCCTAAGAAATCCTTTAGATCGTGCTGTGGGCGGTATCCTAGTTCCCACAAGATCGCAAAGCATTCCAGCACATTCTTGAACCCAAGGGAAATGTCGCCACGACCAGCACAGGCAAGGATTGCCCTATCCGCATCAGTCAATACCCTGTTGAAGTGGGTTGTATGTACGCTGGCTGGTCTAGCCATCACTTAGCCCCAATCGGCTTGTACTTAGGCACATAAGGCTCACCTGAGAAGATGGCATCTAGATCGTCTTCCATGTCATCAAACCCTGAACCTTTGCCGAATCCTTCTTTGGGCGTGAACTTGGTAACCCTTGCAGTTGGCACAAGTGCCTTCAGCTTGATGATCTCCTGAACTTGTGGCTCTTGCAGGAATACCTCAATCTCCTCAAGAGTCCAGATGTTGCCGTTGCTAATGTCTTTGCGGTGGGTCTGAAGTTCAACCGCCTCGTTCTCAGTCCTGACGATAACCATCGGTACTCCCTTGACTGACTTCCATTCAAGGAACTGGATGGATGGGTTGGGTTGAATCTCATTTTCTTCAGCCCATTTCTCCAGAGCATCGAAACCCTTACACATTCCATTAACTGCTTTATGCAGCCTATCAATATCTCCCAAGTCCACGGCATCCCAAACTCTACCCATCTGAACCCAAAACTTAGCCCTAAACTCAATGTCAACTAAAGTAATCAATCGGTCAACTCCCCATTTCTCGTAGTGTTGACTCTTTTTTCTCTCCAACTCCACCAGTACAGCATTAGACTGAATCTCCCACTGAGTAGCCTGACGCTTCGGTACTTGAACATCTGGAACATCTCTTCTCGACCTTGATCTAACCATTTTCATAACTCCTTAAATAAAAGACAAAGAGACAAAGGGACAGGAGACAAACCCCTTGTTTATAGACAAGGGGTGGTTTGTCCCCATCTCCTCAAGGGGACATTTGGGACATTTGTCCCCGTTTGTCCCCTTTGTCACTGTATATTTATACATATCAGAAAGCCTCTGAACTGGACTTCAACCACACCCAACCAGACCCAATTACAACCTTATTTACGGCTACAAGTCTCTCCCTTGCTCGTAGCCATGCTTTCTTAAAGGCTGCTTTATCATCCTCAGTACAGCCTTTCATGCCCCAAAACTCTGCTCTCCAATCGTCTAAAGCCACTCCATACCTACTAGTACCATCTACTTCACGATATGAGCCTTTAGCTTTAATTACTTTCATTAACGAATCCATCTCAATGCGTTGATTTCCACCGCTACCAGCGTTGTTTTTGTTCCCTTTTGAGTTGCTACTGGCGATCTCAGGGTTATGCCTCACGGCTAAAGAAGTAATGGTTTCGAACCCCAAGGCTGACTCTCCCACCTCAACATTCACCACTTCGATTCCCACGGCTATGGAGTCTGCACCATCTTTCTGCTTGGTTACTGTGAGGATTGCATTGCCTACAACTGACGAGTCTGCTGAGTTGATGACTGAATCTTGCCTTTGTATCTCAAGTTCAGTGTCTACAGCACCTAGCAGTGAACTATGACCTCGCAGACCTTTCGTTATGTCTTTACCGCTATGGTGAATCAGCAGCATGGCGCATAGGTAGATGGCTTGTATCTTTCCCGCTTGGGTGATGAAACCTCCCATATCTTCTGATGAGTTCTCGTTAAAGCCTCCACCACTCATACGCATCAATGTATCTAGGATGATTAGTTCAAGTGGTTCATCTATTTGCGCTATTAACTCGTTGATTGCATTGATTAAAGCGTCAAAGTCTTCTTGGCTTGATCTGATGTTGATTTGCGCCCTGATGACATACAGATTTGCGCCATCTGGACTGTTGTTCTGTATCTTGCAAGCCTTCACCCTTGCGCCCATACCGCCATGACCTTCACCAGCTATGTACAGGACTGCGCCTTTCTTGGGTACTCTGTAGCCCATCCATTCCCTGCCAGTTGCTACTGCTTCTGCAATATCTAGCGCAATGAATGACTTAAATGATGCTGGCGGTGCGTATAAGGCTACGAATGCCCTCTTTGGGATGATGGACTCTATAAGCCATTCAACTGGTTCATCCTTGATGGAATCCCAAGACTCGACAAGGAATCTAGACTTTGCGGCTTCTTCTTCTTGTGGAGTCTCAGGACTCTCCAGCAGTCTTTGTGGAGTGTGAACCTCGGCTATTGACTCCACAACGGGACAGGCTTTGGCTATTTGCGCCAGCAAGGTTCTGCTGCCATCGTATCTATTGACCCATTCGTAAGCATCTTCTTTGGGGTTACTTAGGTTTAAGTCCAAGACCCTGACGCTTTTGGCAAATGGTATGAGTGCCTCTGTGACCTTCTGAGCGTAATGCCAACCTACTAGGTCATTGTCAGGCACGATTACCACATTAGCATCTTTAAAGTATTGGTTTAAGTCATCATTCCAACCGCCAGCACCAGCGTGACTTGTCGTAGCTACCACGCCCAGACTGCCCAAGGCATCTGCCGCCTTCTCACCTTCTGTTATGTAGACAACCCTACCAGCAGCTGTTGCCTGTTGCAGATCGGGCAACTTGTAAGGCACTATTCTGCAATCTCCCAACTTGCCTACTCTTGTGCCATCGGGCATGACTCGCAAGGTCTTATATGTCTTGCCTTTGGAGTCAAAGGTCTTGAATCTTTGCTTGATGAATAGGCTGATGCCATCTTCATCTGTGTAATGCCATTCATGCTCTAGCACAGGCGTAGAGATGAGTGGGATAGGTTTCATTGGCTTGATGCTGTCAAGGTAGTCTGGTCTGTCAGGTAATGCTGGCAGGAGTCCCATCTCTTTGATGGTTGAGAAGACTGTATGTTGATCGCACCCACCATGACACTTGAATAGGGGGTTGCCATCATCTGACATTGTGATTGATAGGCTTGGATTCTTGTCGCCGTTGCCTTGACCATGACTAGGTACGGGGCAAGATGCAAGGTAACCACCACCAACTTTCTTTGCGTTACCCAGAATGGACGCTATTTCTTTTGCTGACATTAGGTATCTTTATTAAAGGGACAAAAAAACCAGAGTTCTCCCCCGAAAACTCTGGTGCTGTTGAGTGCTAGAGGTTAGCTAAACATCTCGTCATCATCCATTGCTGGTGCTGGCTTAGAGGGTGCTGGTTTGCTAGGTGCGGGTTTAGCAGATGGTGTTGGAACTTCAGGTGCTGCACCTTCTTGCAATGCCGCTGGTCTAGCTACCCAACCTGTGACATTGAACTCAGGTACACGGGTGCTTCCCTTGCCCACCTTTTCGGGTCGTGAACCCTTGTACTCGACAACGGGCAACTTACCCACATTGTCAGCAGCTTGTGCTTGGACTTGCTTGTACAAGGCTTCCAAGCCCATGTTACTTCCAGCACCATTGGCAGACCATTCTGCAACTCCCATAGTCTTGTTGTAGAACACAACCTTAAAGCCTCGCTTGTGTTCGGGAGTAGGTTGAGAGCCTTTACGACCCAAAGAGTCATCAGCGTTGAATTCAAAGATGCCTGTTGCAATGAGCATCCATCCAGTTTGCACATTCTCATAGTCAAAGACGAATTTCTCTAAGGCAAATTCACCATCTTGGTTTGACCAAGAATTAGCTTGGGGAGAGAAGCGGATGTAGTTGCCAGAGCCGCCAGAGTTTGAGAGGTTTAAGTTCATTTGAAGTTTCCTGTTTAAAGTTTAATGAAAAGTGGCTGATGCCACGGGGTTGGGGGATTCGGGGTAGTGATTATTGAGTCAAACCTTTGTCACGTGCAAGCGTTAATCCGCTAGATATGCGGGAAGTTAACGCTTCGAGGCTAGGCTTTTGGTCTTTTGTTAGCAGTTTCTCAGCTTGTGCAGGGGTGATGATTTCGGTCTTCGTTACTTGTGTTGGGTCAAGCCCCAAGGCTACAAGCCCTTTGTAGGCATCTTCCTCATTAGTCCAAGAACGTAATGCTCTCTTAGGTTGCAGTTGCCAACCATCAATGACTGTGCCTGATTCCATGCGTTTAAGGGCATGATCTCGTACAGCCTTGATGTAGCCCTCAACCATGTCAAACTTAGTCAGCAAGACGCTGATTTGACCTTCTGTGAGCATCTCTACAGGGGGTGCAGTGGCTACTACCTCGGCAATGTTTGCTTGTGCAGGGCAGATTGTTTTAGCGTTGCAATATTGGCAAGCAGAGTCTGAGGGTACTGGCTGGAACAGTGGATTGGTTGCATTGTCAATGGCAGGGATAAGAACGTAATGTTCCCAATCTACGAGTTCTTGCGTGGTCATTGAGTGCTTGCGAGTCTCACCATAATGGGGTTGGATAATCCACAACTCGACAGTATCAATGTCTTTGTAGAGTTGACCACCTTCAAGAGCAGCCAATGCGTAAAGGCGTAGCTGGTCATTGTCAGCGTCTACATAACCTCGACCAGTTTTGAGGTCAGCAATGATGAGTTTGCGCTTCTCTTTACTTACACCAATTACGTCAGTAGTACCGCCTACTTTGGCTTTAAAAGAATCTTGGTAAGGCAGGAACTTCTCGACTGTCACGCTACCCTTGCCAAGTTCATCTTCTATAGCCCAGATAGCTTTCAGATGCTCAAGAGCCATCTCGCAATTTTCCTCAGTCATGGTGATACCCTCCACGACTGTACCAATTGACTTCATGGGGTCAGAGTCAAGTTGAAAGCAAGTCTCTGCCAAGGCATGAATGGCAGTCCCGATCTTTGCCGCCTCGCCGCCCTCGACATAGGGCATTTGTGCTGAGAGTCTTGCACTGGCGGGACAGGCAATCCATCGGGATGCCGCTGATGCTCTGAGGTTTAGTTGTTTGATTGCCATGATGCTCTTTCAATGTGATGGTTTTCAATGAGTAGTTGATAGGCTAATTGGCGTATCTCGTTTGATGCGGCATGACCCAAATCTTCAGGGTCTAGCAGACGCTTGATGAAGACGATAGTCTGCTGGTTCTGCCTACGCTCTTGGTCTAGCTGTGAGCCTAGCCAAACGATATGCTCACGCAAGGTTTTTCTTTCTTTGTCATCCATGTCGTAACCCCCAACAAGCAATGAGTGCTGCATCAGCCCTGCCATCGTCTTTCTTACGCTTGAAGTAGTCCACGTTGTAGGGGAACAACTCCATAGCCCTTGCTCTAGCCCCATCCTTACCACCTGTCACGCCCATAGCTTTCTGCCATGTTTGTGGAGTGATGAGAGTGGCTTTGATTGATCTAGCCGCTATAACGCCTTCTATAGCCCCAAGGCTACGCCCAAAGCTAAAGACACTTGTCACGCCCTGCCCACTCATTGCAAAGACCTTTTCTATGTAGGCTTCTTCTGGCTGGAAATCATTGAGGATAGCGATCAGTTCGGGAATGCTGATCTGCCTTTTGGCTTTCCCATTGCGGTCTAGAGTGACTGTTGGCATATCAAAAATGCCTGTCAAAGTCTCGCCTCTCATCATTGCGATAGCGCCATTCAAGCCAACGTCAATGCCAATGATGCGTCTTGGGGTGAAGAATTCAGTCATTCTGTACCTCTGTTTAAAGCCATCAGACGCTGCTGAATAAGGGAATCTACCGATTCCTCTAGCCGTTGTATTGAAGTCACCAATGGTATGGTTCTACCAGTGGCATAACGGCTAACTTGTGAAGGGTCAAAGCCAGCATGACGGGCAACATCGGTGATGGTGTAGCCAGCTTTCTCAGCCTTTTCCCTAATGTTTTCAATGGTTTGCATGGTTGGAGTGTTCATAGCCAAGGATTCTAGGAGACATTGGATTAATAAGTCAAGTGCTATCTGATTAAATACCCTACTGGAATGTGTG